CCCACCGGCTCTGACCCCTTTCCCAAGGTCATGATATAACATATCATTCTAGGTTGATAGGCTAATAGCCCAACGATTACAAGCACTTAGCACGCCGTGCCTGCTAGGCCAGTGGGGCCAAGCACTTAGCACGCCGTGCCTGCTAGGCTAACAGCCCAACGATTACAGGCACTTAGCACGCCATGCCTGCTAGGCCAGATCAATCTAGGACAGGTGTCAAGTATTGAGGGCTACCATACCTCTAGCCCGCAAAGCCTATGAGATGTTATATCATACCGTTTGCCTGGTCGATCAGCCTTAGCCCCTGCGCCTAGCCCTATGACCATGACAGCGGGATAGGCTGTTAGGGCCAATACAGCAAAGCCCCCATCGACAAGGCGCCGCGCTGTAAATGACAGCAGACAGCACAGCGGGCAGCACAGCAGCACAAACCACGGAAACGCTGGAGTTAGGTGCTGTATGTTGTATCCCTATAGGGGGGATACAACATGTACAGCATACCCCTAACCGTGCTGTATACAGCAAAAATACAGCACACAAACAGCATACAGCGGGATAGCCATAGGGCTTGACATCCCTAGCCATAGGACTAAAAGGGGGTATCAAGTGATTCGCAACGGGAGAAACTAGCATGGCCAGACTACCGCACAACATCAGCAAGAGCACTTTTCGCCCCGGCGAGTACGTGGCGCACTGTCAGGGTGCGCAGCGCGTAATTAAAACTTCCGCTGGCTGGTGCACCGCTGGCCTGTTGTCCCTGCAAGGCGTGGCGCACTATCGTTCTGGCCGGACCCTCGCGGCGCTTGGCGCGATACTTGAGCCACTAAACGTGGCGCAAGGGGTGGAGTACGAGCCTGCGCAAGATACGTGCGCAGAGCATCGCCAGCCGCTTGATCGTTGCCCGGCGCGGTGCCGGATCGCCTAGCGTGACGCCCTCACCATCCCGGCCCTGCGCCGGGCTGGCACTGGCACCATGCCACTTGGGAGATTGACATGTCTGATATTCTCGAAATGCCTCTTGATTTGCTGCGCGCCGTTTTGCCTGCCGTTTCAACAGAGGGATCGCGCTACTACCTTAACGGCGTTTACTTCGACCCGGCCGGGTGGATCGTTGCGACAAACGGGCACGTCCTATTCGCGGCGCACGTCCCGGCCGTGGCCGATTGGGCAGGCAAGGGCGCAATAGTTTCCGGCAAACAGCTTGCCATTGCGGTCAAAGGGCGCAGTTCCATAAACTTCGCGGCCCTGGAATTGGATCGTAACAGCGTGATCGTGAACGCTTGCGGCAACCGCACCCTGGCGCCGATTATTGACGGCACGTTCCCGGATTGGCGGCGCGCCGTGCCGGGCGACTGCAACGGCGATCCCGTGCCAGCGCATTTTTTGCCCGGCCCGATGAAGTTGATTTTCGCCATGGGCAAAGCGTTGGGGCTGACGGCCTATATCGGGGCGCGGGATGATGCGTTGCTGCCTCACCCGGTTGTGTTCGGGGACAGGACCGACTGTTTCGCGGTTATCATGCCCGCGCGCATCACGCACGGCGATACGGCCGCGACCTGGGCCGCGATGGCCCGGCCATGAAGGCCGCCCTTATCGCCTGCGCGGCGTTTTGGCTGCTAGTGCTGGTTTGGATCGCCCACGACGTCAACCTGGCCTGTGGCTCTGACATGGCTTGCCGGGTTCAAATGGAAGCCCCCTAGCTTCTTGCCTGCCCCTGACCGGCGATGGCCGGGGGCAGTTATGAACCGAGGAGAAAAGACAATGCGCCAAGGAATCGAAACACGTTACCTAGGTCCCACAAACCGCCGGGGCAGTCGGATCAAAGCGGTTGCGCGCAAGGCCGATAATTGGGGAGCGGAACAATCCGCCACCCTGCCCCGGGACTGCGGGCTAAGCACCGAGGCGAACCATTGCCGCGCCGCTAAGGCCTGCGCAGATGGACTGGGGTGGCCGGGGCTGTGGATCAGTAGCGGCAACGCCGCAGGCAACGGGTACAACTTCACCTGTGCCGGGGCCATAAATGTTGGCCTTTTGACCTCCGATGACCTTGCTTGCCTAGGGGTGGAAGGCGCGGATTGGTTTCTCGTATGACCCACGCTTGACCTTTGCGCCTGGCCCGCGTGCCGGGCGCATCGGTCAACTGTGGAAGGAAAAACGACTGTGGCAAAAATTGATCCAACCCCGCGCGTGTCGTGCAAGTACGGCGCGCCAATGGGCCGGCTGTCCCGCACGCCAGACAACATCGTGCCCGGCGATCCGCCCTTGTACCTGCGGCGCGTCCCGCTGGACATCGAGGGCTATGACAGCGGCGGGACCTATTGGGGCCTCGGTGAGCCGCTTTACTGGTGCGGAAACGACTCCGGCGAGATTAACTATTTTTTTCGCGCCAGATCGCGCAACGCCGCAAAGGCTTTGGTGTGGGACGAGTACCCCAACGCGCGGTTTTTCCGGTGATTTATCAGTCGGAAACCCGCAAAAGCCGGGACAGCGTATGGCCGTTGCGCCGCGCGGATAAGAGTTTTTGGTATGAACCACGGGACGAGAAAGGCAAAGACCATGACAAAAGACCAGTTTGATTCGCGCTACACAGTCGGGCGGTCATTTGACGGCGCTTGGAGCGTGGTGGATGAGCAAGAGCGCACGATCGAGGCCGGCCCGTGGCGCGACAGTCAAACCGCGTGGGACACCCTCTATTTTATGCGGTCCCTCTGCGAGGACAACCCGCCGCACCCGTGGGAAGCGGAAACCGTGCGCCTGAACGCAGCCGGCCCCGCTATGTTGGCCGCGCTGCGCGCCGCGCGCGAACTGTGCGACGGAAACAGCGAAGTCGGGCTGATCTTATCCGAAGCAATCGAAAAGGCGACCGGACAATGAATCCCGCACCTGAAACCCTGCCAGCCGCTTTGATCGAGCGGCTGGCACAGTGCATCCCGGGAACCCACCGGGATGCAGAGCACGACTTGGCCGAAATCGAAATGATCCTGGACCTCGAAGGGTACGACACGACAGACGCCGCCTGGGTGACAGCGTGCCGCGCGCGCGCCGCTTGGGTGCTGCGCGACCAGCGCGCCAGCTTCGGCGCGCTGGCTACCTTCATCAATGCGCGCATGACCAACGAGGAAATAGGCAAGACGATCGGCCTGCCGAAGTCCACGGTGCAGGCGATGGGTGCCGGGCGCGTGGCCGAACGCTTCAAACCGGCGCAGCGTGAAAAGTTCCACGCGCTGCTGAACTTTCAACAGGCGCAGATCGAGGCGGCGAGGCGGGCGTTGGGGTAACACCCCGCCAAGCTGGTGATCGAAAAACCCGGTCAGTCTGCAAGGATTGATCGGGTTTTTTGTTTTACAAAGTTTTGCTAACCGTGCCAAACAATCCGAACTGATTCGGGAGGAAACCGGAATGACTGTTCTACTGTCCATCGACCCCGGCGCAACCGGGCGTATCGCCTGCTTTGTGCGCGGCGACCTGGCCAGCATGTCCAGTGCCCGAGCCGCCGACCTCGTCGATTGGCTCAAGCCAGGGGACAAATGCTTGTCGGTTCGCGTTGTTATCGAGCAAGTCAACGGTGCGCCGGGCCAGTCTGGCCCCGCGATGTTCAACTTCGGCAAAGCCTATGGCGAATTGCTCGGCGTGTGCGTCGCGTTTGACGTTGAACCTGTCCTGATCCGCCCGGCAGATTGGAAAGCGGGCGTCGGCCTGCGGCGCGCGTACGGGGAAACGATCGCCAGGTTCAAGGCGCGGTCCCTTGTAATGGCGCGGGAACTGTGGCCACAGCACGCCAAGACATTTTTCGCGCGGGCCAAAGATGACGGGGCGGCAGAAGCCGCGCTACTCGGCCATTACGCGCTGCAAGCGGGGATCGTATGACCCGCGCCGGTAGCAACGCCGCAGCCAACGCCCGCGCAACCGCTGCGCTGCTGAACGCGCTGTCAGAGGGCTTGAACGTCCTTTCGGCGCAAAAGCGCCTGCGGTGCTCTGGTACGCGCGCGGTTAAACTGATGACGCCGCTTAAGGCAGCCTTGGCGGAGACTGTATCGCAGGGCCAAAGCCCACGCTATGCGGCCGTGCTGCTTGGCTGGTCGCCGCGCGCGGGTGCCGTGGTGTGGGAAGCGATTTGCCGAGACCTCGGCGAAAGCGTGCTGCCGCAACCGTTCGAGCGGCCCTGTGACTGATCCCCTTTTCCCTTACCAGATCGACGGCGCCGCGTTCATCGCGTCGCGCCCGCGCGCCGGGCTGTTCGACGCGCCGGGCCTGGGCAAAAGTGCGCAGGCGATCCGCGCGCTTGACGCGGGCGGGCTGATGCGCGGCATCATTGTGTGCCCTGCCAGTGTGCGCAACGTCTGGCCTGGCGAGTTCCGCAAATGGTCCACGGTTCGCCGCAAGATCATCAAGGGGCTGACCAATGACGACCTTAACCTCTGGCTGCGCGAGCGCGTCGACGTGCTGGTCATGTCCTACGAAGGCGCGAGCAAGTGGCATAACGAATTGCAGCGCGATCTGCGCGACTTCACCATCTTTGACGAGTTCCACGCGCTCAAAAATATCGGTTCGATCCGCACGCGCCGCGCGCTCGGGTCTGACGGGTCCGGCGCGCACGGCTACGGGCGTTACGGCGCCTATACCTGGGCGCTTACCGGAACCCCCATGGCCAACGACCCGTCAGACATATGGACGTTCTTGCGCTACGTTGGCGGCACCAAGTTGTCGTTTCGCAACTTCACCACGCGGTATTTTGTCGCGCTCTCGTCGGGCATGTCCACCAGCTACAAGCCGCGCCGCGACACGCTCCCCGAGTTGAAAGAGATAATGGCGCGCTATTCGATCCGCCGCACCGTGGAACAGGCGGGCATCGAGTTGCCGCCGCTGTGGATCACCACGCAAGAGATTGAAGGCTCCACGGCTGAAATCAACCAGCTTCTTGCCGCTCACCCCGGCCTCGATACTGCGATCACGCAGGCGATCGAAAAGGGCGGGCTGCAAAAGCTGGACGAGATGGCTGGCCACGTTACGACGCTGCGCCGGCTGGTCGGCGAAGCCAAGGCGCCAGTGTACGCAAAACAACTAATCGACGAACTGGCGGGCGGTAAGGACAAGGTTGTCGTGTTCTGCGCCCACAAGCGCCCGGTGGAAATCCTGTGCGAAGCCCTGGCCCATGCCGGTATCGGCTTCGTCAAGATCGACGGCTCTGTTGGCGACAAGGCGCGCGGCCAAGCCGTCTCGGACTTTCAAACCAAGCCAGATATTAAAGTGTTTATCGGCAACATCATCGCGGCCGGGACGGGGATCACCCTCACCGCGGCGACCTATCTGGACATGCTAGAGTGCGATTGGTCGCCGGCGAACAATGCGCAGGCGCTCAAGCGCGTGCATCGTATCGGCCAGACGCAGCACACCCACGTCCGTTTCATATCGCTGGCCAAGTCGATCGACCAGCACGTGAGTGAAACCGTCGCACGCAAAACGCGTGCGATCACCGAAGTTCAAGGCTCGGACCTTTGACACAAGGAGGAAATACCATGTTTATCGAATTGAAAATCACCGCCGAAAACACCCAAGAGTTCGACATACTCATGGCCCGGTTCGCGCCAGCCGCCAAGGGCGAAGCGGAAGAACCGCAGCCCGCGCGGGGGTCCACGGCAGAGGAAGCCGAAACCCCTTTGGAACCTGCGGCGACGAAGACGCGCCAGCGCAAACCGAAAGACGAGCCTGCCCCCGATGCTGGCTCTTCGACCGCGCCGGATGCTTCGACCACAGGTGCCCAACTCGAATCCGAGACGGCTTCTGACGAGCACCCCCTGCTCGTCTCGAAGACCTTGGCAGACGTCAAGGCCCTGGGGAACAAGAAGGTGTCTGAACTGGGCGCCGGCCCGATCCAGCAGCTTCTCGTCGAATCGTTTGGCGTGCGGAACTTCGGGAGCCTCGACGCTGCCGATCTCGACCGCGCCTACGCTGCGCTGGAAGCGTTGAAATGAAGCACTCACCTTTTGGCGGATCGGCGGCCAGCCGGTTCATGGCCTGCCCCGGGAGCATTGCGCTCTCGGGGCGGGCGCCCCCCGCGCGCACCAGCCCCTACGCAGAGGAAGGCACGTTTGCCCACGCCGTCGCGGCCGAGGCGCTGGAAACCAGCGCACGGTCGACCACGGCGGCGATCGGCAAGACGATCGGGTTCCTAGACCACGGCGAAAGCAAGAAGCGGGAGATCACCGCCGAGATCAGCAAGGCGGTGGACGTGTACCTCGAAGCAGTATGGGACGAGTTCGACCTCGACCCTGACGCGGTGATCGAGGTCGAGCAGGGCTTCGCTCTGGACCTCGACGCTGCGGAACCTGGCGAAGTGTTCGGCACAAACGATGCGCTGGTCTACAGCCCGGCGCGGCGCAAGCTGACGATCTTTGACTACAAGCATGGCGCTGGCGTCATGGTCGACGTCGAGGACAACACCCAGTTGAAGTTCTACGCGATCGGCGCGATGCAGGGGCACCCCGAATGGGACGTCCGTGAGATCGAACTGGTCATTGTTCAGCCGCGCGCCTTCTCGGCCAGCGGCGACGGGGTTAAGCGGTGGTCCCTGCCGATGGCAGAGGTCATCGAGTTTCCCTACGAACTGAACGAGGCGGTGGCGACCTGCAAAACAGACGACGCGCCGCGGAACCCCGGCGATCATTGCCGGTGGTGCCCGGCCGCCACGATCTGCACCGCGCGCGAACAAGCCTTTGTGGCCGCAGTGCGCGAAGACTTCGCAGGCGTCGACCTGCTCGGGATCGAACCCGTGGCGCTGGCGATCGAACCGGCAACGCTTGACTTCGACCGCATGGCGGACATCGTCGCGGCCTATGACCGGCTCGGGTCGTGGGTGTCGAGCCTGCGCAACGCGATGGACGAGCATCTGCTCGCCGGCGGCACCGTCAAGGGCTGGAAGGTGGTCGAGGCCGTCGCGCGGCGCGCTTGGACTGTGGGCGAACAGGAAATCGCTGACTACCTCGAACTGATGCACGACGTCCCCGCCGACGAAAGCCGCCCGCGCAAGCTGGTGACGATCACCGACGCAAAGAAGCTGCTGAAAACTTATGTCGGCAAGGGCGAATACGCCGAAGCCGAACGTGACCTCACGCTTAAGTTCACCATCAAAGAATCAAAGGGGCTGACAACAGCCCCGGAGAGCGACCGCCGGGCGGCAATATCGCCGGTCGCCGCAGAGTTCGGCTCTGTGATGCTCGGAAATGAAAGCGATTGATATGACATTGATGGCCGACACCAACATGACCGACGAATGGATCAAGAAGGCGTGCGAGCGCAACCCGATCCGCGTTCTGGACAGCGGCAATATCCTGCTCTGCCCGACGCGCGGCTCGTTCCTGAACCTGTTCGAGCGGTCACGCCCGATCCCGCCAGCCACCGAAGGCACCTACGGCGGCAACCTGATCTTTCCGACCTGCGCTGACCTGTCAGTGCTGGAAAAGGCGGTTATCGAGGTTCTTAAGGAAAAATGCCCCGACGCGCTTTCCGCCGATCCCAAGAAGCGGGTGAAGGTGAAAAGCCCGTTTAAGGATCAGGGCGACATGCTCAAGTACGACGGATACGTCGAAGGCGGCAAGTTCATCTCGGCCACCAGTCGGAAGAACAAACCCACCCTCGTCAACGCCCGTCAGCAGATCGTCACAGACGAAACGCTGGTCTACCCCGGGGTGTGGCTGGTCTGCACCGTGCGCCCCTTCTGGTACGACAAGGGCGTCAACAAGGGCGTCTCCTTCGGGCTGCAAAGCGTGATGCTTGTTGCCGATGACAAAAACCTCGGCGGCGGTGGCGGCGGCAACGTCGCGGCAGACTTCGCAGGCGTCAACATCGACGCCGGTGACGTCGACACCACCGGCCTGTTTGACTGAATCAAATCCCCGGCCTTTGCGGGCCGGGGATTTTATTGTGGAGGGTAGGATGACCGAAGAAATCAGACTGGCGATAGAAACGCTGCTCGAAGAGTTGGAGCGCAGAGGCTGCACCGTTATCGCAGACGACGATCCATACACTTGGCTCGATTCGCTGGACGCGGCCGGGTTCGAACTGAAAACGGAGAAATCGTAATGACCGACTTTATTTCGGCAGGAGGCTCGCAATACGGCCGCCTTTGCGACTCGTGCGGCGCCGCCACGCATTCGGCTTTGGAGGTCGGGTATCAGCCTACGGGGCGTCCGATGGACTGGAAGGCGTTCGACCTGTGCGCCGAGTGCGCCGAGGACTTCCGGGCAGTGTGGGAGCGGCCGGGCGGGCCAGCATCTGCGGGGGAAGAACATTCAAAGGGGAAACGGTGGATCGGGGCAGTCGCCTTGGCGCAAGCCCGGTTGCTTAAAAAAGCGCAAAAGGCCGAAGACACGCTGGCCAGAGCGGAGATGTCCGCCGCAAAAGCTAAGCGGGACAAAGCGGCGACTAAGCTGATGTTGCGCGCCATTAAGGTCGCGCAGGAATGACTGAAACCGCCCACCTCGATCTTGAATCGCGCTCGACCTGCGACCTCAAGAGCGCGGGGCTGTACCGCTATTGGGAAGACCCGGAGACGGAAGTGCTCGTCGTTCGGTGGCGCATTGGCGACGGGCCGGTGGGCGAGTGGCGCCCCGGGGACACCGCGCCAAGCCAATGGGCCGGGCCGCTACTGCCTTTTCTTGAGCACATCATGGTCTGCAACGATGTCGTCGGGCACAATATCGCGTTCGACCGCGAAGGGTGGAACACCAAAATCGCCCCGGTCTACGGGTTTCCGCCTATCTCCGTGGAGATGACAGACTGCACGATGGCGCGCTGCGCCGCGCTGTCCTTGCCGCAAAGCCTTGAACAAGCGGGTAAGGCGTTGGGCCTCAAAATCCAGAAGGACGCCGAGGGCCATCGTCTGATGATGCGGATGTGCAAGCCCAAGAAGACGCACCCGGACGGGCTGGTCGAATGGAACGAAACATCGGAGCAGCTTACGCGCTTGTCAGAGTATTGCGCGCAGGACGTGCTGGCAGAGTGCGCGATCGACGCGGCGGTGCCAAAACTTTCCCCTTCGGAGACGCGCCTGTGGGTGCTCGACCAGATCATCAACGCGCGCGGCGTGCAGATCGACATGCCGCTGGTGGACAAGGCGCTGGCCGTGGCCGAGCGCGCCGCCTTGGCGGCCTCGGAGCAAGTCTGTGGGCTGACAGACGGCGCGGCGCTGCGGGTCACGGAAACCGCAAAGATCGTCAAGTGGCTGAACGCGCGCGGCGTGCCCGCGGCCAGCGTAGCCAAGGGTGAGACAGACGAACTGTTGATCCGCGCCGACCTGTTCGACGATCCCCTTGCGCGCCAGGTCATCGAACTGCGCCGCGCCAACGCCAAGTCATCCGTGGCCAAGTACCGGGCGATGCAGCGCAGCGTCTGCAAAGACGGGCGCGTGCGCGGGACGTTGAACTTTCACGGCGCCAGCACAGGCCGGTGGGCGGGTCGCCTGATCCAACCGCAGAACCTGCCGCGGATCGGCGACGCCGGGCCAGACGTCGAAGACCTGCACGCGATCCTCGCAGCGCACGACGCGGACGAAGCGTTCGCCGTGTGCCAGTTGAACTTCGACAATCCCCTCGACACGCTTTCCAAGGCGCTGCGCTCGATGCTGATCGCCGCGCCGGGCCACACGCTGATCGGCGGCGACTATTCCAACATCGAGGGCCGGGTGAACGCGTGGTTGGCGGGCGAGCACTGGAAGGTCGAGGCGTTCGCCGACTTCGACGCGGGCGTTGGCGTCGACCTCTACGTGCTGGCCTATGCCAAGGCGTTTGGCGTCTCTACCGATGCGGTAGACAAATCGCTGCGCCAGCAGGGCAAGGTCATGGAACTGGCGCTCGGCTACCAAGGTGGCGTGCGCGCCTTTCAGAAGATGGCCTCCGGCTACGGCATGAGCGTCTCTGACGAGCGCGCAGACGAGTTGAAGGTTGCGTGGCGCGAGGCCCATCCCGCGATCGTCAAAAGCTGGTACGCGCTGCAAGACGCCGCGATCAACGCTGTGCGCAACCCCGGCATGAAGGTGCCCTGCCTCGACGGCAAGATCATCTACATGGTGAAGAACAACATTTTGTGGTGCCGCTTGCCAAGCGGTCGCCCGCTGGCTTATGTCGCGCCGCATATCGAACAGGGGCAGTGCCGCGAGTGCCACGGCCTCGGGCTGATCGACGAGGAAGAGTGCGCGGCGTGTTGGGGCCGGGGTGAGGTCAAGGCGCGCGTATGCTTCTACGGCCAGAACTCGACCACAAAGAAGTGGCAGAAGAATAGCCTTTACGGCGGGTTGCAGTGCGAGAACGTCGTTCAGGCGATCGCCCGCGACCTTCTGGCCGAAGGCATGTTCCGGTTGGAGGACGCAGGCTACCCGCTGGTGCTGACCGTCCACGACGAAAACATCTGTGAAGTTCCCGAGGGCTTTGGAAGCCCCGAGGAACTGGCGGAACTTATGTCAATCGTTCCGACATGGGCGCAAGGTTTGCCCGTGGCGGTGAGTGCCTGGAAGGATCGTCGATATGTTAAGTAAGCCGCGCCCGCGAGCGCACCAGCGCCTCTATGACCTGCTCGACCGCGAAGGCCACGCGCACGTCTTTGACATCTACCAAGCCGTGCGCGGCAGGCAATACTTTGGGGGGAGCGCGATCAAGTGCATGAGGAACATCGGGTCGCTGGTGCGGCAGTTCAACGCGAAGAGCACGGATTGCATGGTGGTGCCGGGGCCAGAGGTCTACACCTACCGGCTGCACCGGGGTTGACCATGAAGCGCGCGGCGCTGGCGTGGGCTGCACGCGGGTTCAAGGTGTTCCGCTGCCTGCCGGGCCGCAAAGAGCCTGTGGCGAAGCGATGGTTCGACGAGGCCACGGATGACGCGCTTGAGATCGACGCGCTGTGGACCAAGGACTTCAACGTCGGGGTGCTCTGTGACGGCATGATCGTGGTCGACTGTGACGTCAAAGGCGGCAAACAGGGCCTCGCATCGTTCTTGGACCTCGACCTGCCCGGCGACACGCTGGCCGTCCGCACACCCACAGGCGGGGTTCACTATTACCTGAACGGCCCGAGCACGCGCAACCGCGCGGAGATCGCGCCGGGCGTCGACGTCCGATCCGCTCACGGCTATGTGCTGGCGCCGGGGTCAAGGCTTTACCCTGGGGTGTACAACACCTGCCCGGCCGGCGGCGGGTACTCCTTGTGGCAAGACCTGCTTATGGAAGACTGCCCGGCGCACTTCGTCGAGCAGATCGGCGCACCGCGCGAGCGCCAGTCTGCCGACCCGCTGGTCGAACTGGACCGCGAAGCAAACGTGGCGCTGGCGATCGAGTACCTTGAGGACCGAGCCGAACTGGCGATCGAGGGCGCCGGCGGGGACCACGCGACCTACGCGGCGGCCTGCGGCGTGCGCGACTATGGCGTGTCCGAAGACCTCTGCTACGAGTTGATGCTCGACCACTACAACGTTCGCTGCGATCCGCCGTGGGAGCCTGACCATCTGCGGGTCAAGGTCGAGAACGCTTACGCCTATGGTGCCAACCAGCCGGGGGTGAAAAGTCCCGAGCACCTGTTCGAGGGCGTCGAGATACCCGAACCGGAATACCGGCCGCGCCAGCGCCGCAAGGCGATCCGTGCGGGCGACAAGATGGACCTCAATCAGCAGTGGCTTTTTTACCAACGGATGCCGAGGGTCGGCACGGCGATGCTCGTCGCTCCCTCGCAAGCGGGGAAGACGTTCCTAGCGTTCGAGTTGGCCCGCTGCTTGGCCGCAGGCGACAAGTTCTTCGGCGTCGAACCCGACGAGACGTGCGGCGCGGTCGTATTGGCGGGTGAAGGGCTATCGGGAATCCCGGCGCGTATGCAGACGCTGGGGCAGTTGCCTATCTCGACGATCCCCACAGGCCAGTTAGGCGACAAGGCCAACGTCAAGGCGCTGGTGGCAGACATTGGGGTCGAGCGGGACTGGATGAAAGAAAAGCACGGCGCGCGGCTCGGGCTGATCGTGATTGACACCCTGACGGCCGTCGGGCTGTTGCAGGACGAGAACAACAACAGTGAGTGCGGCGCGGCGGTGAAGACGCTCGAAGCCTTGGCGCTGGGGTTCAATTGCATGGTGCTGGTTATCCATCACCCGCCCAAGAACGGTACGGGTGCGCGCGGCGGCGGCGCTCTACACGCAGGCTTTGACGTGGTGTGGGAGATTGCGCACGAAAAGGGCAACGACATTCGCTATATTGAGTGCACCAAGAATCGTGAGGGCCGCGCCGGCCCGCTCGGTAGCTTCACCCTGGTTCGTATGATCGTCGGATACGATAATCGAGGGCGCGAGATTACCACGAATGAAGTCTCGATGGGGTCCGAGCCGCGGATCGTCACCGGCAAGCAGCCGGCGCGCTACGACAAGTTCGAGGCGGCGATCGAGCACGCCCGGATAGACAACAACATTCCGCCCCGAGAGCCAGTTCCACGAACCTTGGCGCGCGCGTCATTCGGGACGCTGGCCGGGATGGACAGAGGCAACGCCTCCCGAGCGTTCGACAAATGCCTTGAGTGGGCGCTGAACGCCAAGGCGATGCGAATGGTCGGGGGCCTGCGAGACGGTTCGATTGACGACACCAAGAAGGAGGAAGAGACATGAAAGACGTCATGGAGTGCAGGGGCCACCCCGGAAACTTTTGGGTTCACGGCACTCAAGGGTGCTGCAAGGTGTGCGGCGGAAAAGACGGCCGGGGAGTACTCAAAATCTGTGCGGCGGCCCCGCAGCCCCCCGAACCGTTCGAACCGTTCGAATTGACCGACGTCGAGGCCACTCTGGCCGAGCGCGGCGCCCGCTACGGCGACTTCACTGACCACGCGCGGATCGCCGAGGCGCTGCACGGCATCCTTGTTGGCGATACGCCCGCGGGAAAGTTCAACACAAGTTGGGGTGTGATGCAGCCGTTCCAGCGTCAGGCGTTGCGCGTGATTGCAGATAAGATTGCGCGAATACTGAACGGCGATCCCGATTATGTCGACAACTGGCACGACATCCAGGGCTACGCCAAACTTGTCGAAGCCCGTCTAGGAAAATAACTCCGCAGCGACAGGGTCGGGCCGGTTCATCTCTTCGAGAAGCTGACCGATCCTATCGTTGTTTTTCCGCCGCAGCGCGCCGTCGTTCACCCGCGTCGTGGCGGTCAACACGGACGACATGACGGCCGTCTTGGTCGACAACACTTTCGGGAAGTTCTTGTCGTTGGGGTCGAGCGCCATTTCGAGCACAGCTTGCGCGTGCGCCAAGGCCAGCCCGAGCAGCGCG